GCACGCATCCGGGAATTGTGGGCGCTGAACACCTGGCCGAACAAGTGGACAGGGGACGAAGTAGACGGTGACGTGCTGCTGGATGCGTATACGGTCAATACGCTGGGAGAGATCATAAGTCAGCCAATGTTGGGGGTGCAATAATGGCCCAAACCGTAAGCGAGTACCTGATCACCGATTACCTCTACCATGAAACCTGCGGACGCTGCGGCGCCGTCGCCCACCATCGGCCCGGCGCTGATGCTGCGTGCCGCGCGTGCGGCGCTGAATCCTGGTCAACTCGCACCGCTTATCCCGCCGTGCCAGAACCGTGGTACGTGCAATTCCTTGACCCCAAATGCGCCGTCTGTCGAAAGACGTTGTCCGAGATAACACGGCTCGCTGCCCAGTTGGAGTTGTTTGCAGTATGAACGACCCCGAAGTCCCAACCGAGCGCACGGCCGTCATCGTCTGGCTGCTGGCTGATGGCGCACGCCTGCGCACGGTGGACATTGCGCGGCTGCTGGGCATCGACTGGTTGGGTGCCTACCGCATGATGGAGCGTATCAGCCGTGTTACCCCGGTAACGCAAGTTGATAAGCGCTGGCAAAAATATAGCAAGGACGGACATATACCGTAAGTACAATAGTAATCAGGAGGATTTATGAAAGCACCATCCGCAGTAGATATCGCTATCGTTATGGCCGTGATTGCCGGTGTGCAGGCGGCATTCGCCACGATTCCCGAAGCGCAAGTCTGGTGGGCGCCTGCGCTCAGCGCCGGTTTGCTTGCCGTGCTCAAGGTGCTTCAGGTCGTATTTTTCCCTGAAGGCAAAGCGCCGCCGGTCGAGCAGCCTGGGGCCGGTGCGGCGGCAAGTGCGCAGTTGATGGAGCAGCCGTCGAAGATGCGTCAGTTCTGGGTAGATTGACCATGCCAGAACAAGCGGAGTTTGTCAGCGACAGCGGCGACTACACGTGGAAACCGCAGTATGTGCGCCGCTCCATCGATTCCCTGCGCTTGCAGGATGGCTATGACACGACCAATCTCGGCGACAAGCTGACTAAACTCGAACGGCGTATCGCCCACCTCGAAAGCATCGTCCACAAGTACATCAACCAGGACGGCACGCTATGAAGCCGGTGCACCTCCTGGGCTTGACCGTGTTCCTGGCCGCGTGCGCCGCGGCGGTCATCGAATATACCGTGCGTGCCATGTTCACCGGTTTGGATGGGATGTACAGCCATGACTTCGACTGGTAAGACGAGCGACGATTACAAGCCGTGCGTTGCCATCTGGCCGAACGGTCAGCAGCGCCGCACGAACGTGGCCTACACTCGCCTCGACACCGTGGAAAGTGCACGGGCGAAGCTGGCCAAGAACCAAGTGGCGTGGGTCGCACCGGACGATGTGGAGGCGGTGACGGCGCCGCCAGTAACACAGGCATAAACAGGGTATGGGCGCGAACAGCACAAGTTTCAAAAAAAATGACCCACGCATCAATCGCAGGGGGCGCCCCAAGAGCTTCGACGCCCTGCGCAAGCTGGCGCAAGACAAGGCTGGCGCACTGGTGTTGGACGCCGACGGTAAGCCGCTGGTCAGGGACGGCAACTACGTTACGGTCAGCGAGCAGCTACTGCACGACCTTGCCACCTCGGACGACTGGCGGGCCAAACAGGCGTTCATCGAAATCGCCTACGGCAAAGTGCCACAGCAGACCGAACTAACCGGCAAGGACGGCGGCGACATCACAATCAACGTGGTCTATGGCAACAAGACAACTGACAGTGACGCTACCTGACCCGCATCTGCGGCAGGCGCAATTCATAAGCTCGACCGCGCCGCGCCGTATCGTGCGCGCCGGGCGACGCGGTGGTAAAACCGTTGGCATGGCCGTGTTAGCCGTTGAACAGTTCCTGGCTGGGCGGCGCATTCTCTACGCCGCGCCGACGCAAGACCAGATCGACGCCTTCTGGCGCACGGTCAAGCGGGCGCTGGAGGAGCCGATTGACGTCGGGCTGTACTACAAAAATGAGACAACGCACATCATCGAATTCCCCGGCAGCGAACAACGCATCCGTGCCAAGACGGCATGGAACGCCGACACGCTGCGCGGCGACTATGCCGATGTGCTGATTTTGGATGAGTTCCAACTGATGGCCGAAGACACCTGGGCAACCGTCGGTGCGCCCATGATGCTGGATCGCAATGGCACGGCCGCGTTCATCTATACGCCGCCATCGCTCCAGAGTCGGAGCCGCACGAAAGCCATTGACCCGCGCCATGCCGCCAAGATGTTTGCCCGGGCGCAAGATGACACGACGGGGCGCTGGGCGACGTTTCACTTTGCCAGTGCTGAGAATCCGCACATCAGCGCCGAAGCGCTGGCGGAGATTACGCAGGACATGACCAGCATTGCTTACCGCATGGAGATTCTAGCGGAAGACGTGGATGAAGCACCGGGCGCCCTATGGACCCGGCAGACCATCGAAGCCGGGCGCGTGTTGCGTCATCCGACGCTCGACCGGGTCGTCGTCGCGATCGACCCATCGGCAACCAGTACCGGCGACGAAGCCGGCATCGTGACCGCGGGCAGCGCCGGCGATCACCTGTACGTGTTGGAAGACAACAGCATGCAAGGTAGTCCAATCACCTGGGCAAGGGCGGCGGTCGCAGCGTATCACCGGCATAAGGCTGACCGCATTGTAGCTGAGGCGAACAACGGCGGCGAGATGGTTGCGCAGACATTGAAGACGGTCGACCCGTCCGCGCCCGTGCGCCTGGTCAACGCCAGTCGGGGCAAACAAACCCGTGCGGAGCCGGTAAGCGCAATCTACGAACAGGCGCGTGGGCATCATGTCGGTGCCTTTGCGGCGCTTGAGGACGAGATGTGTTTGTGGCAGCCGGGCATGGCATCGCCCAACCGCATGGATGCGCTGGTTTGGGCGGCGTCCGATTTGTTACAGCATCCACCGCGCCGTTCGAATTCAATGGCTTGAGGTATTCAAAATGGCCCAACTGTCTGACCTACAAATTGCGGTCAATAACCTGTCCGCCAAGCGCCCACGCTATGACAAGCTCTGGCGCTATTACGACGGCGAAGTGCCGCTGGTCTACACCTCGGAGCGCCTGCGCGAGGTCTTCAGTGGCCTTGACGCCCGTTTTACCGAGAACTGGTGTGCCGTCGTAGTGGACAGCGTACTTGACCGCATGGAACTGCGCACGCCGCACGTCAGCGATGACTCGGCCATGTCCCAGCAACTGGCGGCGCTATGGGAAGAGACGGGGCTGGTTGACGATGAGTACACGATCCACGAGGATGTGAGCGTGACCGGCGAAAGCTTCGTCATTGCCTGGCTAGATGACGACGGCACAGCACAGGCGTACCACAACGATGCCCGGCTGTGTCATGCCGAGTACGATAGCGACAACCCGCGCCAACTGCGCTTCGCGGCCAAGTGGTGGAACACCGACACGGGCCTCGTGCGCCTGACCCTGTACTACCCTGACCGGCTGGAATACTACGTGAGCAAACGCGAGTACAAAGTCGGCGAGGAGCCGAGCGCCAAAGCGTTCGAACCGTGGGGGGATGAGCCGGTGGTGGAGAATCCCTACGGTCAGATCCCCGTGTTTCACTTTCGCAGCAACCGGCGCAAGGTGAAGTCACAGCTTGCCAACGCTTGGCCAGTGCAGGACATGGTCAACAAGACCCTGGCCGACATGATGGTCGCGGCGGAATTCGGCGCGTTCCCTCAGCGTTACGTCATCAGCATGGCCGGGGTCAAAGGTCTGAAAGCCGCGCCCAACAGCATTTGGGATTTGGTTGCCGGCGAAGATGGTATGCAACCGACAACGGCCGGACAGTTCCAGGCGATGCCGCTTTCCAACTACCTCGAAGCCATCAATAAGTTAACGGCGGACATCGGCATTATCACGCGTACGCCGCGGCATTACTTTTTTGTACAAGGTGGCGACCCATCGGGCGAGGCGCTGATTGCGATGGAAGCGCCGTTGAACAAGAAAGTTGACCGCCTGGAAGCGACGCTCATCCCGACGTGGCGCGACCTGGCGGCGTTCCTGCTGGCGCTAGAGGGCAGCGCCGCACGCCAGCAAGACATCGTTGCTGAATACCTGCCGGGCGCGACTGTGCAACCGCGCACCGATGCGGAGATACTGAAGCTTCTGGTTGAAGCTGGCATGCCGCTTGACAATGCGCTGCGTGACCGGGGATGGACCGCAGATGATCTCGCCGAGCTTGACAGGGACCGGGAAGCGGAGCGCCTGCGCGAGCGTAGTTATGCCGACGCCGTGTTGAGTGCGGCGCAACGTGATTTTGATGGGGGAAACGCATGAACGCTATCGATAAGTACCACACGGTAACGGTGGATTTACGAGCGTTTCCGAGCCACGATAACAAGGTGCTTATCGATGGCGTGGAGATGCGCGGTGTGACCGACTTTGTGCTGGCGGCCGGCGTGCACGAGGCAACGAAAGTGACAATCAGCTTCTTTGCCAACGTCAGGGGCACCTTTGGCGGCGTCGCAATCGAAGATGCGATCAAGGGCGAGGCTGCGTAATGCCGCAAACCATGAATCTTTCGGTTTCGGTGAAGGACTTGCCCGAGGTGCAGTTTCGCTTGCAGCAACTGAGTGATGCGCGCGAAAAGTATCTGAAACTGTACGCGGCGTTGGCGCATCACGAACCGAGAATCGACCTGAGTGTTGGCAGCCTGGCGCTAGACATGTATCTCTGCATTACAAAGGATTACGATGCCACCGCTGGCGATTGATGTGATGGAGGCGCAGCGGGCCGGCCTGCTGCGCGCCGAACAGGCGCAGATGGCGGAAGCGGCGCGCCGCTGGTTGGGCGTCGAGCAAGCGCTTCAGGTGCAGGTCGATGCGCTGGCGTTGGAACTGCAGCGCGATGGCGGCAGTGTGACCATGGGCCAGTTGCAACGCAGTCGTCGTTATCAGGAGTTGCAGCGCCAGGTGGATGCCGAGTTGGGCCGCTATGCCAGCTATCTCAACGGGCGCATCGTGGACGGGCAGCGGACAATGGCACTGAATGCGCTCAGCCACAGTCAGGCGACAATCCAGGCTATTGCCGCCGAAGCGGAAATCGTGGTGCAGTTCAATCAGTTGCCGGTGGCGGCGGTCGAGAACATGATCGGCCTGGCCGGCGACGGGTCACCCGTGCGCGCCTTGCTCGACGAAGCGGCGGCGGCCGGCCCCGATGCGATGGCGCAGGAGCTTGTCAACGGCATCGCTTTGGGCCGCAATCCGCTGGAGGTGGCGCGGCGCGCCATCCGGCAGGGGCTGGGCCAGTCGTTCACCCGCATGGCCACCATCGCCCGCACGGAACAGTTGCGAGTGTACCGGGAGACGACGCTTCAGAGTTACCGGGCCAGCAACGTGGTGATGGGCTACCGGCGCTTGTCGGCGCGTGACAGCCGCACGTGCATCGCCTGCCTGTTTGCCGATGGGCGGTATTACGAACTGGGAGAGAGCTTCGACCAGCACCCGAATTGCATTGTGGGCGGAACCGTCGTCAATAGCCCATCTGTCCTAGCCACGAGCAAACGATGGTTTGACGGTGAGGTAATCGAGATTCGTACCGTCAATGGTAACGTCCTTACCGTCACCCCGAATCACCCGGTACTGACCGATAAGGGATGGGTTGCCGCGCACTTGCTCAAGGAAGGCGACAACGTAATCAGCAGCCTCGACAGTCAGCGGGCAATACTTACTGCTGACCCATATAGCGACGGCAGCCCATCCATTATTGAGGATGTAGTTGAATCGTTTGCTAGAGCGGGCGGCATGGCTGCCGTAAGCGTGCCAACCTCCACCGAAGATTTCCACGGCGACGGGGGGCACGGCGATGTCGATATTGTACGTGCCGATGGCTTTTTGCATGACTGGCGACAATCCGTAATCAGTCAGCCATTGGGCGAATTGCCGTTCGGTTTCGGAAGCATGGGATTGCATACGTTCCTTACCGATAGCACGTTTGCTAAGGTCTTCAATCGTGCGCTTTTTCCCGCGCACGGCAGTATGAGCGGCGGCAATGTAAGCCATTCGTTGTTCGTGCGTCCGGCTGGATTGCAAGAGCCGGTTAGCTTCGGTTTGCCCGCGGATTTCCACGCCGGATTCAATCAGGCGCCTGCGAATTACGTTGCGGCTGATTCCATACTTGGCGGCGATGGCATTCTCAGATTCACCGACGGCGTAGAGGCTGATGATTTCGGCAATTGGCATGGGCATACGCCTATCGTGGGTTGGGATTCCGTTCCGTTTCAGGTATCGGAACAACGTAGTTCTGCCGATGTCGTAGCGGGCGCAAACAACGCTGTCGCTATCCCCGTTGGCGTAATCGCGGATGGCATTGTCAATCTTACTCGCAGGCAGTTTAGCGGTCATGTGTACAACCTCCAGACTAGTACGGGTTGGTATATCGCTGAAGGTATTATAACACATAACTGCCGATGCACGCTGCTGCCGGTTTTGCGCAACGTGCCGGCGACGCAGTACGAGACGGGGCAGCAGTGGTTCAGGCGCCAGCCGGACAGCACACAGCGCGCCATGATGGGGCGCGGTCGTTACGAGGCATGGCGGGCCCGGGCTGTGTCTTTGGACGACCTGGTGAGCCGTGACTGGGATGACGTGTGGGGCGGCTCGCTGCGACCGACGAGGGTGAGTGACCTGTGACTGATCCACTGCGCACGATGACCGATGTAGAGCGCGCCCTGCCGCGTTGGTTTGTGCGGTTGGCGCTGCGCATTTCGCAGTTGGAGCCGGGCAAGGCGTACAATCTGATCGTCATTGTGCCCGACAACGGCAGTGAGCCGCTTTGGGCGGTGCAGAACGCCAGCAAGTTGGAAAATCAGCAGACCCGTTGAATTCGGGTGCAATCTGTGCTATCCTTACGTGCAACTGAATAGCGCACCGCTGCCGACCATAGCAGCGAAGGCGACGTGAAACGCTGACACACGGCGCATTCTCAGGGGGTACTCTGGGGGTGCGCCGTTTTCATTTC